CCGACCTGCACCACCGCCGACCCCTGGAGCGCATCATGACCACACCCAACCCCGAGATCCCCCGCTGCACCGCCAAGACCTCGGCGGGCAATCCGTGCAAGCAGCGACCCATCCGCGGCGGGACCGTCTGTGCCACCCATGGCGGGTCGGCACCGCAGGTCCGTCGCAAGGCCGAGGAGCGCCTGGCCGCCATGGACTTCGCCCGCCAGGTCCAGACGTGGGGTGGTCGGATCGACGTCACCCCACCGGAGGCGCTGCTGGAGCTGGTGCAGGCCAAGGCCGCTGAGGTGGCCTATTGGAATCATCGGGTGGATCTGCTTGACGAGTCTGACCGGGCCGGGCTGCTGGTCGCCAAGACCGAGTTCGGGGAGGGTCCCCAGGGGCCCGTCGACACGGTGACCCGCCAGCCGGGCCCGCACGCCTTCCTCGTGCTGCTGCACAAGGCTCAGGACCAGCTCGCCACCTACTCGGCGGCCGCGATCCGCGCCGGCGTCGATAAGGCTCTCGTGGAGATTGCGACCGTGCAGGCATCCGCGGTGCTCGACCTGGCCCGCCGGATGGGCGAGGAGGCTCGGCGCGACCTGTCACGGCCGCTCGATGAGATCCTGCTCGACCTGATCGGAGGCCACCGATGACCGACCGCACCTGCCCCGCCTGCCACCAGCGCTCCATCGACGGGCACCTGTGCCACCAATGCACCAAGCGCACCATCCGTGACCTCCGAGAGCTGCCATGGCTCTACCTCGAAACGATGCGGGCCGTCGTCGGCCTAGTGCGACTGGGGAGCCCCGTAGGGGGCCGTGGATCCACGATCCCGCTTCCGGTGAACCTCCGGGCCTCCCACGCCGCCGACGCCGTCCGTGCCGGGCTCGTCGCTTGGGCGCGCATCACACACGGTGCCCCCTGGCCCGGGGACTCGATCACCGCCATGACCAGACACCTGACCGACCGGATGAAGGACCTGAGACGCCGCGAGGACGCTGCCGAGCTGGTCGCCGACGTCTCCCGGTGGACGTCCAGCCTGCTCGCCGTCATCAACCGGCCCGACTGCCGCCGCATCCCTGTCGGACCCTGCCCCCTGGAGCACGATGGCGCCCCCTGCGAGGGCCGAGTGTGGGCTGTGCTGCCCGCGGATCCAGACCTGTCCCCGCATGCCGCCTGTGACGTGTGCTGCGACCCGGACGCCGACACGATCATCGGCTGGTGGGAGCCCGCCGACGGGTCCGGGCATCCGTCGTGGGCGACGCTGGGGCGGCAGATGCTCAAGCGGGCCGAGGAGGTCGAGCGGCAGCGTGCGCTGGCCGAGAGCGTCGGAAGGAGGACGGCATGAGCTACGCGCAGATGCTCGCCGACGCCTACCGCGCCCGGGAAGACTGGGAAGGCGCGATGGTACGACTCGCCGCCCAGTACGGGGCCGACACCCCGGCCGCGATCGCCAGGCTGCGCGAGCTCACCACGACGACGCCCATGGGCCTCCGCCAAGCACTCGCGCACGTCGTCGCCGACCCGCCGCGTGTCCGCCCGGAGCCCGGCTTGCATGTGACGCGTGAGCAGGTCGAACGCGCACTCAGGGCGGGGAGGACTCGCGCGTGACCGAAACAACCACCTGGATCCCTGTCGCGGATGCCGCCCACATCGTGAAGGTCCCCGCCAAGACGGCCTACCGGTGGGCGCTCCGTGACGACGTCCGCCGGATCGTGCACCGCGGCCGGGTCCTGGTCGTCCTCGAAGATGTCGCCGCCGTGAGACACGCACTGCGGGGTACTTGACAGGTCGAGTGAGAATCGACATCATCAGAATGTCTGAAATGTGTAGTTCCGTTCAGCAACCTCGCACGCTCAACCGAAGGCCCGACGCTCACAAGGCGGACGGGCCTTCGTCTTTCCCGGCGTGATCCGCCGCCCCGATCCCCCTGCCGTCGCCGGACCCGCGTCAGCACTCACCACGACGCCGAGCGTCACCCACCCAAAGCCTCCGGCTCACAGGCGGGACACGAGACAGGCGGGGACACCGCGGCGGCAGGGAGGCCCCATGTCCCAGCCCGTGTAAAGCGCGTAGCCGGGTTTAGAATCGAATGCATGCGGTCAGAAGGGCTAGGCGAAATGACGATCGCGCTGCCCGAGCGGCTGCGGAGGGCCATCTGTGACCAACTGAACGGCGGCCGGCGGTGGGCTTCACCGCTTGACCTAGCCGTCGCCCTAGACCAGCGGATCAAGCGCACCCCGGCCCTGGAGCTCATCAACGCCGAACTCGTCAAGGCCTTCGACACGCCCGACGCGCGCCTCGCGATCTCGATCCCTCCCCAAGAAGGGAAAGGGCTGGCGCTCGACACGCCCATCGCCACCCCAACCGGATGGACCCTCAACGGCGACCTGCAAGCCGGCGACACCATCTTCGGTGGTGACGGACGTCCGTGCACTGTCACCATGGCGCACCCGCCACGCCTCCTGGACTGCTACAAGTTCACCTTCCAGTCCGGTGCCACCCTCGTCGCGGACGGCGACCACCGGTGGCTTGTGCAGGACCGCTACACCAAGACGCCCAACGGACGTAAATGGATCGTCACCGACACGCGTACCATCGCGAAGAATCCGCGCCGCTACGGTGTGCCGACCACGCCGGCACTGACCCTGCCCAACGCGCGGCTCCCCATCGACCCGTACGTATTCGGCGCGTGGCTCGGAGACGGGCACAGCCTGTCCTGCCGGATCACCACGGGCACCCAGGATGAGCAGATCCTCGACCACATTCGCGCGGCCGAGTTCCGTGTGACCCGCGTGGGCTCGTCGATCACGTGGAAGTTGGAAGACCCGGCACCGCAGACGGAACGCCGCTCCCCGTTGCGGGCGAAGCTCCAGGACCTCGGCGTGTGGGGCAACAAGCACATCCCGACCACCTACCTGCGCGGGTCGGTGGAACAACGCCTCGCCCTGATGCAGGGCCTCATGGATACCGACGGGAGCGCGTACGCCAACGAGTCTGGGGATGCGCGCTGCGAGTTCACCACGGTCAACGAACAACTCGCCGCGGACGTGCTTACGCTGGCGCGGAGCCTCGGAATCCACGCTGCCAACCACGAGTCCCGCGCGACCCTGTACGGCCGCGACATCAGCGCCCGCTGGCGGATCCGGTTCACCACCGACCTGCCCGTGTTCCGGCTCGAACGGAAGCTCGCACGAATCCAGGCGGACTCTCGGAAGCCTCGCCGCCAGAACGGCATCATGTCGGTGGAGCAGGTTCCCCCCGTGTGGACGCGCTGCTTGACCGTGGACAGTCCCGACCGGACGTACTTGGCTGGCCGCGACCTGATCCCAACACACAACACCACACTGGCCGTCCTGCACTTCATCGTGTGGGCGCTGTCGCAGTCCCCGGACATGCCGGTCGTCCTGGGTACCTACAATCAAAGCCTCGCCAACCGTGGCGGTCGCCTGATCCGCAATACGATCGAGGCGCACCCTGAGGTGGGCGTCCGGATTGCCCCCGACAACGGAGCCCGTCACGAGTGGTCAATCGCCGGCCATGACGGTGGCCTGGTGGCCGCTGGTCGAGGCGTCGGAATCTCGGGCCGGCCAGCCGGACTGATCGTGGTGGATGACCCCTTCAAGGAGGGTGAAGCCCAGTCTGAGACCATCCGTGATGACGCTTGGGATTGGTGGGCTGAGGGCCTGTCGGCACGGCTCTCTCCCGGTGCGTCCGTGGTGGTCATCCACTGTATAGTGGCATCCATGCGGGTACTGATGGGAGACGGCGGGTGGAAGCGCATCGACGAGATCCGGCCCGGAGACCGGGTGGTGGCGCTCGACGGATCGGGAGTCAAGCTTGCGACCGCCAGCGTCGTGGCGCAGAAGATGTCCGGGGTTGACCCGACCATCACAGTCAAGACCGACCGGCTCTCACTCACCACGAACGGACGCCACCCCTACGCGGTCCTGCGTCGCACCGCCCGCCGCCCGCGAGCGCAAGACATCGAATGGGTGCGAGCCGACGAACTGAAGGTAGGAGACCTCGTCGTCACGGCGAAGTCCCTGCCGAGCGACTTCGTCGCTGACGACACGCTGCCCGACGGGACCAGCGTCGATGAATCCCGCGCGTGGCTGCTGGGCTACATGCTTGGCGATGGCTGGGTCACGCGGCACGTGCGCCGCAATCAGGCCGGGAACCCCGCCAGTTACGCTGTGTGCATTGCGCGTTCCAAGAGCCCCAAGGAGCACAAGCGCGACCTCGACGAGCGCGTCATTGCGGCCCTGGGGGACTGGTGCCCGAACAGGATCTACAGCACCAATTACGGCTACTTCCGCGCCGACTGGAACGCTGGTGGCCGCCTATTGCTGGATCTCGGGTATGGCGCCGGCGCCCACGGCAAGCGTGTCCCCGCGTGTGTTTGGCGATGGTCTCCCGAGCTTCGTCGCGCTTTCATCAAGGGGTACGCCGAGGCCGATGGATCGCTTCAGCGCGTGAACGCCTCGCGCAACGCGGGCGCCGAGACGTGGCGCGTCGGGTCTGTGAGCTATGACCTGTTGGATGACGTCCGCATGCTCGCCCTCACGTGTGGCATCCGTCCGACCACCGTCTACCGCGGGAAGCCAACCACCTACCAGCCCCCCAACAGCCCGAAGCCGATTACCTCGGCCATCCACACGCTCGGGCTGGCGTTCCTCGAAGACGCGGAAGAGGGGCAGTCGCTCCTCAGCGAGTACCGACACCCGAATCCTGCCGAGCTTCGGTACGAGAAGGTGCGCAGCATCCACCACGGAGACGCCCAGCCCGTCTACGACATCACGGTCGAAGGTGTTGGGAACTTCGTCGCAGAGGGCTACGTGGTACACAACACCCGCTGGCACACCGACGACATGATCGGCCGCCTACTGGAGCGCGACGCGCACGCAGGCTGGACCTACCTGAACATCCCTGCCCAATGCGAGAATCCGGCCACCGACCCGCTCGGACGCACGCAGGTCGGTGAGTTCATGATCTCGGCGCGCGGACGATCGCAGCGCCAGTGGGAGCAGCGGAAGCTGACTGCCGGGTCGCGCGTCTGGAACGCCCTCTACCAGGGCCGCCCCTCCCCCGCCGAGGGCGGACTGATCCAGCGGCACTGGTGGCGACGCTATGCCCACCCACTGTGGACGACCCGCGACGACGGCAGCCTGTGGGCGCCCACCATGGACGAGGTCATCATCTCCGCCGACCTCGCCTTCAAAGGCACGACCACCTCCGACTTTGTCGCGATCGGCACATGGGGACGCCGCGGCACCGACGCCTACCTGCTCGACCTCGTGCACGAGCGACTCACCTTCGTGGAGACCCTGCAGCGCTTCGAGGCGCTGTGTCGCCGCTGGCCGCAGGCGACCCTCAAGCTCGTCGAGGACAAGGCCAATGGCCCCGCCCTGATCGCCATGCTGTCCAAGCGCATCCCCGGCATCGTGCCCGTCAACCCGCAGGCCGGGAAGGTGCAGCGCGCCGAGGCGTGGGCTCCACTCGCCGAATCCGGGCACGTGTGGATTCCCGAGCAGGACATTGCCCGCTTCGACGTCGACGGCTTCGTCGAGGAGATGGCCGCTTTCCCGAACGGCTCCCACGACGACCAGGTCGACCAGACGTCGCAGGCCCTGGACCGGATGCTGCTGCGGCCCCTGCTGGCCGGACAGACCTACACCGACGACCTCGATGACCTGGGCGACTGGCGCATCGGCTACTGACGAGTGACGAGAGGGGGACGCGGGTGAGCGACCAGGCCGACATCAGCCCCGAGCAGTACGCGGGCCTCCTCGACACCATCCAGATCCTCCGCGAGTCCTTCGCCGACGTGCAGCGTGTCCTCGACCGTGACCAGGCCGGATGGGCCGCCCTCGGCTCACTGACGGACGATCTCGACGGCTTCGATCACGCCTTCCGCAAGCGCCACGCTGCCCGCATCGCGGTCGCCATCGCAGCCAACCCGCTGATCAAGCGGGGCGTCAATCTGCGCGCGTCCTACATTTGGGGCGAGGGCATCTCGATCAGCGTCGAGGACACCCCCGACCAGGGCCAGGACGTCAACGCCGTCGTGCAGGCCTTTGTGGATGACCCCTCCAATGCGGCGACCTTCACTGACACCGAGGCCCACATCGAGTGGGATCGGCTCTGCGCCTCGGTCGGCGAGGTCTGGCTGTGCCTGCCCACCGACGACATCACTGGCCGTGTGCGGGTCCGCTGGCTACCCGCCTACCAGATCACCGAGATCGTGTCCGACCCCGAGGACGAGGCCAGCGAGTGGCTTTATCTGCGGGAGTGGACGCCGGCTGGCAAGACGACCACGGAGCGCGCCTACTACCCGGCGCTCGGCTACCGCCCGCAGGTCCGCGACCGCTTCCACGCCAAGGGCCAGGACCTGATCCCGATCCGCTGGGGCGCCCCCGTGCGGCCCGTCAGAGTCAACAAGATCAAGGGACGCGGCGTCGGGGACGCCTTCGCCGCGGTGCCGTGGGCGGACGCCTATAAGCGCTACCTCGAGGACTGGGCCAAGTACATGGCCAGCCTCGCCAAGATCGTCTACACGGTCACGACGCGCGGAGACAAGGTCAATCAGGCCGCCGCGCACATGGTCGCGCTCGCTCAGCAGCCCGCCGGCGGCGGGCTCGCGATCGACCCGAATACCAAGCTGGAAGCCGTCTCCAAGTCTGGGGCGACCATCGATGCCGACTCCGGACGCCCGCTCGCTGCCATGGTGGCAGCAGCCCTCGACCTGCCCGTCACGACCCTGCTGGGAGACCCGGGGGTCACGGGGGCGCGCGCCACGGCCGAGACCGTCTCTGCTGACTCGTGGGCGGTCTTCGACGTGCGCCGCGACCTGTGGCGCACCGTCATCCGCGACATTATCGGCTGGGTCATTGACGCTGCCGTCATCGCCCCGGCCGGACCCCTGCGGGGGACGATCGTCCGCGACGGGGACAGGCTCACCGCCCAGCTTCCCGATGGTGACGGGCGCACCGTCAAGGTCGACTTCCCTGAGCGCGACGACGACACCCTGCTCGACCGGGTCAAGGCGGTGCAGATCGTCGATCAGTCCGAAAAGCTACCGCCCCTCACGGCTCTGCGGCTCTACCTGCAGGCGCTCGGCGTCAAGGACTCCGACGAGATCCTCGACATGGTGACCGACGAGTCGGGCAACTTCGTGCCACTGGACGTGCTGGACGGCCAGGTGCGCCAGCAGATGCAGGACCGAGGGCTGCCGGCGTGAGCGTCAATGCGAAGACGGTCCGCCGTCTCAATGCGGTCCGGATCGCGCTGAACTCGCGCGTGGATGCCACGACCCGGGCGCTCGCCCAGGGATGGGGTCGCGCCTTCGAGGAGATCTCCGACGAGTGGTCGGCTGCGATCGACGAGCTGCTCCGTATCGGGGATGGCGAGTGGCCATCCCGAGCGCAGATCGCTCGTGCCGGACGCGCCTCCCGTGCCATGCGGGCCACGATCGCCCGACTGGAGGCACTGTCACAGGCCGCCGGCGTCACGGTCAGCGGCGAGCTCGCCGACCTCGTCCGCATGGCTGACGACTGGGAGAAGGCGCTCGTCGGGTCGCAACTGCCGTCCGTGATCGACTGGGCGCGCGTCGACCCGGCCGCCGTGGACGCGATCATCAAGCGCACCACGGGCCGCGTCGAGTCGAGGCTGCGTCCTCTGCCTGCCGAGCAGGCGGCCGTGATGAAGCAAACCCTGATCCGCGGCGTCCTGGTCGGCGACAATCCGAAGGCCGCGGCGTCGGAGATGCTCAAGCGCCTCGGGGGCAACTTCGATGGGGGCCGCCGCCGCGCCGAGGTGATCACGCGTACCGAGATGATATCGGCTCACCGCGAGGCCGCATTGGCATCGAGAGGGGCCAACGCCGACGTCCTCAAGGGCTGGATGTGGACCGCCACCAAGTCGGACCGCACGTGTCCCGCGTGCCTTGCGATGGACGGCCGGGAGTTCGCTGTCGATGCGTCCGGACCTGACGGGCATCCGTGCTGCCGATGCACTGCTGTGCCGATCACGAAGAGCTACCGCGACCTCGGCCTCGACGTCGACGAGCCCCCCAGTGAGTACCAGAGCGGCCGTGACTGGTTCGCCGAACAGCCCCGCTCGACGCAGATCCGGATTATGGGCGCCGAGAGGCTCCGTCGCCTGGATGTCGGCGATCTCGGGTGGGACGACCTGCCCATCCGCCTAGAGAATCCCGATTGGCGGCCGTCCTACGTGGTCCGCCCGCTGGCGGCGTAGCCGCCCACGCGTCACATCGCAGGCAGACCCACTCCTCCATCGTCCCGTCGCTGGACAGAGTCAGCGCACGCAACTGCCAGTCGTGCTCGCACTCCACCCTTCGCACGCTACCCGAAAGGGGCACCCATGCCGAAGCTGCTCGACCCTGCCCGCGCACTGGTGAGGCTGGACGAGTCCCGGCCCTCCGGTGGCGTCACCGTCATCACTGAGGCCGACAAGCCCAGCCGCTTCCTCGTCAAGATCATCGACGAGGGTGAGGGGTCCTCGGGCTACTACCCGGCCGACGCCCTCATGCTCGCCGAGGCGGACCGGGTTTTTGCCGCTGGCACCCACATGTACCTCGACCATGCGGCGGCGCTGAGGCGTGGCCCTGGCGGGGAGCGCTCCGTGCGTGACCTGGCGGCCGTGCTCATCGAGGACGCCCACTACGACGCGGCGCTGCGCGCGCTCGTCGCTGAGGCGAGGATCTTCGGCGACCACGCCGAGGCGTTGGCTGAGATGGCCCCGCACATCGGGGTGTCGATCTCGGCGTCGGCGATCATGGGGCCGCCGATGGAGGGCCAGCGCAAGGCCACCGTGCGACGCCTGGTCATGGCCGAGTCGGTCGACTTCGTCACCCACGCGGGCCGCGGCGGGGCGATCCTGGCCGTCCTCGAATCGGGGCGGGCGGACATCGCCGAGACCACCGCCAGCGACCTCGGGGACCAGATCGGCCGTGCCGTCCGGGCCGCCTACCACGATCCGGCCAGTGATCAGTTCGCCGGCCTGCGCGACTTCGACCCGGACGCCGGGCTCGCGTACTTCTACCGTGGCGACGCCGTCTGGCGGCAGCCCTACGAGGCAGCGGCCGACGGCCTGTCCGTCACCCTGACCGGCGCACCCGAAGAGGTGCGCGTCGTCATCACCTACGTCCCCGTCCAATCCGGCGGGGTCACCGCACCCACACAGGAGGCACCCATGAGCGACGAGCTCAAGGACAAGGTGGCCACGCTGGAGCAGCAGCTCAGCGAAGCCACCAAGCGCGCCGACGAGGCCGAGGCCAAGCTGGCCGAGGCTGATCTGCGCGACAAGGTCACCGAGGCCAAGCGCCAGGTGTCCGCCAAGGTCGCAGCGAAGACCGAGGGGATGCCCGCCACCATGGCGACCCGCATCGCCGAGGCGGTCGACGCCCAGATCACCACCCCCGACGTCCCCGCGGACATCGAGACCCGCATCGACGCCGCGATCGAGGCCGAGAAGGCATACGCCCGCTCACTGAGCGTCACCGAATCCAAGCTGGTCGGCTTCGGCGCCAGCGAGGCCGCATCTAGCACCGCCAAGCCCACCCGGTCCCCGTGGGGCCGCGAGATCAAGGAGTGACCCATGGCTACCAACGAGAAGTTCCGGGACGCCGACCACCTGTCCCTGCCCGTCCTCGCCGGCAAGAAGGCCGGTGACCCCGTCCGCGTGGGCGGCCTGAACGGCGTCTGCCAGACCGACCGGGCCGCGACGTCCGTCGCGGTGCTGAATGCTGACGGCACCCCGAACACCGCCTACAACTACGGCGGCGGCAACCCCGACGGCTTCGCCACCGTCTGGCTCAAGGGGGCGCATGAGTTCACGGTCGCCTTCGCGGTCGCGAACGTCGGCGACCCTGTCTACATCCTCGCCGACGGCTCCGCGCTGACCGACACGGCGTCGGGCAACAACCTGTTCGGCCACGCCCTCACCACCAAGACCGCCGCCAGCGGTCCCCTGACCGTTCGCGTCGCGAACTGAACCGGAGGAACACCATGACCACCGAAATTCTGACCGGGGAGGCCGCGGCCTCCGCTGGTGGCGAGGCCGAGTTCTCCGGCTTCGCCAACCCGCGCAACTACCGGGTGTCCGAGTCGGCGCGAGATCGGGCGTGCAGCCTGCTCACCGACGCCTTCAGCGGAAAGTTCGGCGCCGGCGTCCGCCTCGCCGAGGCCTTCACCACCTCCGACTTCAAGCTGGCAGCCTTCGCCCAGCTCGACGTCGAGATGCGGGCCAAGTACACGGAACTGCCGTCGCAGTGGAAGTCCTACACGGACACCACCCTGACCAACGACTTCCGCCCCAAGCGCCTCGTGCGTCGCGGCTCGGCGGTCCGCGGCATGCCGCTGGTGCCCGAGCTCACCGAGTACCCGGCCGACGACAACCGCTTCTCCGATGCCTACGCGATCCAGGTCGCCAAGCACGGCAAGCGCAAGGCGCTGTCGTGGGAGGCCTTCGTCAACAACGAGGCGATCGACGAGCTCGAGGACATGCCCGCCGCGCTGGCTGCCGACGCAGCCGATACCGAGGCGATCGCGGCCGCGTCGAACCTGCTGCTGCTGGATCAGAAGACGCTGTTGGCGACGGACGTCAACACGAACTTCTTCAAGGCCGGCAACGGCAACGCCCCGGCGAACCTGCCGCTGACGCGCGACAACCTCAAGACCGTGCTCGACGGCATGGCGGTCAAGAAGGATCCGAACACCAAGCGCGTCATCGCTCGCCCTGACGTGGTGGTCGTGATCCCGAAGGCGCTGGAGCAGACGATGATCAACATCGTCGCCCCGCGTTACGTCCGCTCGGAGGTGGTCAACGGCTCGACCACGACGATCACCGAGATCGACAACCCGCTGGCGGGCCTGTCCTACGTCGTCGAGCCGTTGCTCGACTACATGAACACCCACGCCAAGGCGGCCACGACCTGGTTCGTCGTCCCGAAGCCCGGCGGCCCCCGTCCGGCCTTGTGGCTGGCGAAGCTCCGCGGCCACGAGACGCCCGACCTGCGCGTCAAGGCCGACACGGGCCAGCGTGTCGGTGGCGGCGCGATCTCGGCGGTTGAGGGGTCGTTCGACATCGACGACATCCAGTACCGGGGTCGTCACATCGTCGGCAACCAGACCGCCGACGCGCTTTTCACCTACGCCAGCTACGGCTCGTAGGGCTGAGGCGGAGAGGGGGGTCGGGCATGACCATGACGCTGAGCCAGCGCGAGCTGGTCGATGACGGCACGGTCGGCTACGTCCGGCTCCTCATCTCCGACCTCGACTCCGCGGAGCCGGTCCTGTCCGACGAGCAACTCGCGCTGCTCATCGAGAAGGCAGGGTCGGCGCTCGCCGGGGCAGCGGACGCCCTGGACGTCATAGCGACGTCTGAGGTGCTGCTGTCCAAGAAGATCACCACCCAGGACCTCACCACCGACGGGCCCGCCGTGGCTGCCGAGTTGCGCAAGCAGGCCGCTGCTCTGCGCGCTCGCGCGGCGTCCGAGGTAGCCAAGGTCACCGAGGAGGCGTGGGGCATGCAGGCTTTCGACATGTCGGGCGCTCCGCGGCGTCCCGAGGTCACCGAACGGGGATTCTGATGCCCCTGCCGACCTCCCGTGTCATGCCTGACGGGTGGGCTGCGCGTCACCGCCCGGTCGTCGCCGGATTCTTCTGCGACACCGTCACGATCGAGCGCAAGACGGGCGCCGTCACCAAGGACGATCTCGGCACCGAGGTCCCCCTCTGGGAGGTCATAGGCGCCGATCTCGCAGCACTGGTCCAGGTGGTCCACTCCTCCTCCCTCGACCAGCGCGACAGCGCCGGACGCCCCATCGTCATCTCGGACTACTACGCCCGCCTCGCCGTCGAGTGGCTGCCGCGGGACGGCGACCGAATCACCGTCACGGCCTCCCCCGATCCGGCGAATCTCGGCACCTACATCGTGTCGCGCCGCGAGTCCCAGGGGCACGTCGTGGACCGCACCGTCCACCTGGAGCGCGTCTCCTAAATCACGATCCCCGGTCGCGGGGGTCAAGCGGTCAAAAGCTCCGTCCGGAGAAGCTGCGCCGACATAGTCGGCCGAAGGGCCATCGAGGGGAGTCCGTGGCGGGCATAGCCCGGCCTG